TCTCTTAAGTGTATATTAATACAATCATTTGATTAACGCATCAAATGGCGGGTGATACTAAGTATAGTTACCAAGCTATATAAAGAGTGATTTATCACTATCAGATATTACTAATTTAGGGTATCAAACCTAAATAGAGCTGCTACATATCATAAGCGCTAATTATGAGACGTACAAATTATTGTAATCAGACCTTTTATGAAGCGAAAGACCTGCCGCTAGGAACACACATTGTGTTCATTAAGTTGAATGAAGAAAATCTAGATAGATTGGTATATATAGTACTCACGCTATATCCGTGAAGCTGAATGATCAGTTGGAATCAACCAATGATTTAACGTTTTCAGCTTAGTCTTTCTTACGATTAATTCTCTTTTGGGAATGAGAAAGTCTCGTTTCAGGGTCAAAATTCGATTTAACTTAGGGTTCGTTCTCCACTACAATCGAAGGAATCTATGCAAAACTTGGGCCATCCAAGCCCATTCCAGAACCGTCAATATAGAGTACATTATGGTGACTCAGATTAAAGAAATCAATGAGGGAAATATCCAATTTTAGATTTATATGGTCTTCCATATGGTAGCCATCATTATTAATTAGTGCATGTTTGACTATGTCTACTGATGATAAAGCTTTAGTCTCAACAGTCTTCAAGCAATCTGTAGTGTCACCATAGCGTTCTGCTGTTAGTAGAAGCATATCTTCTACTAAAGTGGAAACTTACTCACTTTTCACTCCCATATAAATTGCCATACGATGTAGTTTTGGTCTCTTTAGTATATACTAGTTTTTCCCACTGAATATTTATTTCTATAGTAGTATCTTAGAATAGTCTCTGCAGAAATCTAGAGAGTCAAGTGATCCGTCTCTAGAATAAAAGGTTTTGGAGCAAAAGTCTATATCATTAAGACCACCCCTTATAACTTAGGTAACACATTAACCTAAACCACAGACATCTGTGCTCTCTTTCTTTCTCAGTGTCATTTACAAAATTGTGTCATTCAAGGTCTCAATTATGCCTGGAATACCGCCTACAGTAACGTCATCCCCGGCTGCCATGACAAAACAGTCCTTATTCAACCATGCTTTTTCGTAACCGCTAATATGTAAATATGTAAACATATAACATAAACTGCGGAGGGTATTCCCTAGTGTAGTCTTGAAGCATCCTGAGAAAGTCGTGCCTTTAAGTTCAAAGAACGTATAATAGAGCCAGGGTTTACCTTCACTAATCTTCCAAAACCCTGGATCATCTCTCTTGAAGATGCGTTATATATTTAAAGGCCAAGGCTCATCGGGTAAGTCGCCCATTAGTGCAAAGAACACATTTTTAGCTGTTTTCGCACATCTTAAAAATCTATCAGTCATCCCTTAAGGTCCAGATATAGTGGTATGGACTAACTTGCCATTGTATTTGTTATTGAATATTTCATATATTAGTGGCTCCATCATATCAAAGAAGACATCATCACATGCTTCTTACAATTCCGGGTATTAAGTACTATCAAACGCAGAACCATCTATGTTAAGGTAATCCCATCCATCTTTCAAGTGATTTTTCATCAATTTGAGTTATCCATCATGGTCATAACCTTATATAAAGCCAGGCATTAATCTTCTTAGTGGCTCATAAAATATCGAAGATAAACAGGTCATGATTCCTGGACCGCATGAAGCAGGATTCATAATCATTCTAGGTCTTTCACTAACATCATGGATGAACATACCTTCCATTCTCTTCTTTGGATTTGTGTAAACTTCCCCAGACTTAACCATACAGAAATACGAGCGGGTCAATTCTTCTTCACTAGTCAATTATCTAATCGTATTTCTTATATACATCCTCTTCTTATTCTCATCCCATGAGTCTTTGGTTTCTGGGTATTTTAGCAGATCCCAATTATGAACAACTTCTAAAAATTTCTCATCTTATTTAATTATATCAGTAAAATATTACATATATTCCTTGCTAACTTTCTTAAAAGTGTCTAAGTGGCCATTGTGAATCCTACCTCTAGATGATAACTATCGACATATCGCTGCCAGTAAATTGTGTGAACTTCTACTTTTAAATTCAAAAGGTTCTTCTTTCCTCAGATTGGTCTTCTTCAGTATATCCCAACCTGTTTTAACAGCAAGAGAGGATTCACACGCTACAGGTACTAGTGAGAGAGTTTTTGTATTAAAAGTCAAAGGCTATGCGGAATGCTATATATTCCATTAAATTAATTTTTAAGACTCTCTCAAATAATTGTCTATATTGTACACAACTGCTTAATTTATATCTAGTAGTGAACTAGGATCGACTGGTTTTATAACGAAATAGTCGACTAGTGGTACAGCATTTTCTTAAATTAATTATATATCTTCATCAGTCAATTTAATCTTTTCAGCTTTATCTAGTTGACGATGGGTATTTGAATAAAGTGATATAGTTTTCTTATCAGCTATAAAAGTTTATTGTGCTAGTGAAAGCTTCTCTAAGTGATCGACACCGTATCTTTGAGTGTCCCATAATGTGTTGTCGCATTAGTTTTGATTAGTATCTTAGCCATTAATGAAAATTCTATGATTAGTTAATTCTGAATTGGCATGTCCTGAAGTATATTAGTAATCAACTATTTAATCAAATGCTCTAAAATTATTCATAATCTTCTATCCTATCATCTTAATCAACTGAACAGTCTCGCACTATTCCTGGACTTTCTTAGTCATCTCTATCATGGTGACAATAGTATTACTCTTTTCCACATATAAAACATGGGCAGTATCTTTAATATTAGTTAGATAAATCTTGTCAACAGCCGTAGATTAAAACATAGTAAATTCGTAAGCATATTTGGTAGTTGGTTCAAGTTTACCACTGACTTATATAGAGCAAAAGAGTTTGCTCTCTTTATCTGTCCACATTTAATTTTCAAATGAATCTATTAATCTCTAAATATTAGCATACTAGCTTTCTGTTGTACTTTTGCCATCTTTGTCTTTCTTCAAGTAAGGGGACAATATTGCTTACATCCAAGTCGCTTAGACAGATTTACTGGTGTGCATGGGGGCGCAAGCATAGGGTATCATTAGGAAATCAGAAGCGACACAGTTATGTCGGAAAGCGGTGATCCATCCGAAAGGGACCTCTTTAGATGGCGCCAAGACACACATATTACGATGGCTATAAACTATACCAGAGGTCCTAGATCTCTACATTACATATTGAGCCCAGTAACCTTACGGATCTTTCTTACCATAGACTTTATAAACACCATTAGCGAAAGGTAACTAATATGTGCCTGGAGTAGGGAAGTAATTAGTCCCTGTGACATACAATTAAGCATTGCGATAAGCTGGTCTCCACTTATGCAAGTAATAATGGAC